CAATCGCGGAGGGAGCGGAATAAACCGGCAATGGTCATCTGGTCCCAGTCAGCAAACTCGACCACGCCTTCATTGTCATCAGCAAAGCTGACGGACTTGAGGCCTTTAACGGCTGGCGGAGTAGCTCCTAAAAAGCCAATGTGTTTGGGGTAGTAAACGCCAGGCACAGGATTGCCTGGTGAATCTGGCAGGTAAAAACTGCCTGAGACTTTCTTATATTTGCCGCCGTTTACCAGCTCGGCAAATTCCGCATCCACCTGGTGAGGGATCGCCTCCAGCTTTTGGGTTTGCTCATTAAACTGAACAGCCTTAACCCAGCCATAGGCAGGGTCATCAATTTTGGGATGGCCAACCACCAATGGAGCATCGTGTAATGATGGATTGTAGGCAGCGGCTGTCGCACGCAGATGATCTGCAGTGATATGAACAGAATTACCGTTTACATCAGTATGCTTGCCTGCTTTGAAGAATTCGATTGGGGCTGGATTAGTCATGCCCCCATGTTAGAGGCAGGGGAAACATTACTCGATACTGACGCGTGTCAGGTCATTGCGGGAGGGGGTGAAACTGCAAACAATTTACCACGGGTTAAAAATGCGGTCAAAACTACGCACGCGCATGGGGCAAAAATAGCGTTAACCCCCCGTTAAAAATTGAGAACGGAATTTTTTAATACCGATATAGCCTGAAAATGGGAAAACGCGTTTAAAGCGCCAAAATTGCACATACTATTTTTGGCTGATTTGAGACTCTAAAAACGCGTTAAGCTCATCGATGATGGTCTGGCGCTCTTGAGGGTAAAGCTGGCCATTTTTTGTGACGGGTAAAAATGGCCGTGCTGGAATGGTGACTTTACGATTTCTGCCAGCCTGACCACCAAACTGGTGAATGGCTGCATAAATCATCGTATTGCCGATGGTGACACTATTGATACCTGACTGAATATGAAACTGCCTGGATAAATCCTTGGACTCACCAATCAGAATTTTTTTATTGGCGAGTTTAGATGCGCCCTTGCCGTTTAAACGGCCATCTTTCTGGAAGTTGCTTTTGCCAAGGCGATTGGCCAATGCATTGTATGTTGCTTGTGCCAGTGGCTTCCACGGCGTTCCATCGGGTGCAGTACTGGTAATAAAGCGCTGCTTTGTTCGTGAAACAATGCCCTCGCCAATATCGAATAGCACAGCATTTAACGGACCTTGCTCAAGGTTTGATAGCCGCTGCAATACCGCTTTGAGGGCGGCATCATTTACTTCAATAGTAAAGTTTGCCATGTTGTAAGTTATTCAACGGCAACCAGATCGCCACCGCTCAAGATCTCGATCACGCTCAGGATGTAACCATCATCAGCGTCTGGCAGGGCAGCACGACACGCCTGCAGCCATTCGGCTTCAGGGTGTTGTTGCATGATCTGTTCAATCACTTCATCTGAATCGGTCATTTCAGCAATCCTAGCTCTTTAAAAATCTCATCAATAGCAGCTGCGATCGGAGCGAAGTCTTCATCAGTCCATTGTGAGGCGGCATAAACAGCATTGGCTTGCTTGCTCACAATTTTATTGACCTGCTCCAGCATCACCTCGTTTTGTCCACGTGTGGCAACCCATTGTGCATAGGCACGTGCCCATTGCTCATGCGTGTCCAGATAATAGTCAATTCGACGCGATGTTATCCTGCTTGTACTCTCTTTTAAAAGCTTGCGCAACAGTTTTGTTGCAACACTATTTTCGATGGCTTCTTTCCACTGTTTGAACAGCGGGCTGGAAGTTGATGCAAACTTACCAGGGGTTAATACCTGGTGATCAATAAAGTGACCGATTTCATGTGCGAGTGTCATTTCAGGATTGACTGAATTGCTTGAAACCGAAATATCAACGGGTGATCCCGACAACTTGTATTTGTACATCCCCTGATATGACTGCGATCGGGAGTTTATGATAGGCAGATTGGGCAAAGCACCGGCGCTGTGCAGCTTATCGATCTCTGCCAGGGCAATTTGGGACGCATTTCGTGCAGCACCACTACGCGGCAAGGTGAAAATATCAAAAACGCTTGGTTGCAGCACCGTCTGGACTTTTTTCTCTAGGGCTTCAGCAAGATCAGGATCCAGTCGTTTTTTCTTGTCATCAATCACTTGGCGCAGTTGCTGCTTGATCGATGCCCCGGGCGCGTAATCAAAACCTCTATCGATTCCAAAAGGTGCACCGGTTGCTGGGTTGATTTTTTTCCAACCAATGGGTGGATCAGTGATCGCTTCACCATTTCTTGCCGCTTCAATCCAACACTGGCACCCCCAACCATTCGGGGCAAAATGGGTCAACCAGGCAGGGTGATTTGCCGGTAATACAACCCCATCCCATAGTAAATGCTCTGGCCGCGGATGTTGTACGCTCTCATTGTGGCGGTATTTCCAATTTGGTCGCAGCTTCAAATACTCAGGATCTGTGAGCTGCTTCCATCGACCGGCTGCATAACTGGTGGTCATATTGGTTTGATAGATCACCCGGGTACGCCATGCCTCACCTCCTTTGGAGCCTTCACCGGCCCATCCTGTCCAGCCACGCTGGCGCACGATGGCCTTAAAGTCCTTACGAAACTCTTCGATGCCTTTGCCCTGTGAGATGGCTTTTTCAATAGCATCACGCAGATCCTGCAGCAGATCGGCATCAGCTGCACCCGCCACCACAAACGCACGATCGTGCGCCTCACGCATGATGTCGTCCCACTTATCAGTGGGCAGGTTCAGCTTTTGCCTGAAAAACTCCAGTTGATCATTAAAGGGATTGTTAAAGCCGAACTGCATCAGGCATCATCCAACACATCCGACATGCCCTTGAGTTCTGCCAGGGCAAACGCTGCGGCCATGACATTCACCAGACCATCTTCACCCAGCTCTGCAAATTCAGCAGTAAGCTGCTTTTGCAGTGCCGTTAAATCTGCTGCCTGGTCGACAATGCCCTGCAGTTTTTTAACGGTGGCTTGCCAGTCACCGGAAGTGTGTTTGACCAGGTCATCTTCAAGTTGGCCAGTGCGGCTTTCACCAGGCTCGGCAAAAGAGGCTTGCTGAGGATTACTTTCTGGGCCCGGGGGAGTAGTTGAATCATTCGCTGCCGATTCCTGCCACTCACCGTCATACTTCTCCTGGATATATTTAAGCGTCGGTTTAAAGCCAAGCTGTTTAATCTTGGTATCCCGATCGGCACGCTTGTCCAAATCTTCCGGCTCTTCCACTTCACGCCACACAGTCGGGTAGGCCGCGCCTGAGAAATTCCAGTCAGTCAGCCAGCGTGCTGGCCCAGAGTTAAAACTCATGCAGATCACATCTGAATCGGCCTTGACGATATCCAGGCGCACATCACTCTGCAGCTGATCATTACCCAATCGCCCGGGTGTGCCCTGAGTGCTAGCAGTTTGGCCAAGTATCACCTGGGCAATGGCATCATCCATCACTCTGACCATAGATGCATAATCCGCTGCGCCACTGCGGGTGGCTTCAAGCAGCGTAATGGCCATGCCTTCAGGCGTAATTACCGCGCTATCGTTTTGAATATCTCGCAGCACATTAAGCAGCTTATCCTGCTCGGTTTCCACAGTCCCTGAAGGGTAGGTACCATGCGCCGTTGGCGTACCAAACTTGTCCAGGAACTTTAGCCAGAACTTAATGCCGCTGCGCTTAAAGAACACAGGCCAGTAAAGCCAGTGTGCCAAGCCAAGGCCGTATGGTTCATCATGGTGATCGGCACCGCAAGAGAAATGCCAAAATTTACGCTCCGGCAAAATCTCGCCCATAGGCTTTTGCATCGTCTTCAGGCGCAGACTCATATCAGGAGCAAAACCAAAGCGCCTACGGTCGCGCACTTTAATCGCCCCGGGGATAATGCGACCACCATCCTCTTGCCAGATCGCCTCGGCCACCGCATAGCCGTAAAACACACCATAAAGCATTTTCTCGGTGATATCGTCAAACGGCAGGTTATTGAGCTGCTCAGTTAAAAACTCAGCGGCCTTTTTATCAACCAGCTTATTGCCCCCGGGCTTTACATTCCAGCCACGGCTAGTCACTGCACTAAAACGCTGCGCCAGGCAGGTTTTTACCTTATCGTCGCGCATTACTTCCTGGTAGATGCGTAAATCACCGGCACCCTTGAGCTGCAGCAGCTTATCCTGCGGGGCCAACAAAGGCAGATTATCAATAAAGCCCCGGGTGATATCGCGACCATCCTGCGTGGTGGCTATCTCGTTCTTTTCTGGTGCGGCAATATTTTCTTCAGCCATCATTTACCTCACATAAATCCAGCAGTACTACTGACTGACTCACGTCTGCCAGTAGATCTAAGTGTTCCAATACCATTCCCACGCGTGTAAGCAATAATCCAGAGCCAGTAGAGCGCAGATAGTCCATCGTAGTGGTGACCAGGTTGCTTTTCTGGCCATGAATCAAGCTCGGCAAGCAAAAGCGTTAAAGCTGAGGAGAATTCGATACGCGTGTCGAGAGGGTCAGTGATCCAAGGCTCAAGTGAATCAGTTCTCACTTCCTGTTCGATAGTAGCCGTTAAACCAATAAGAGGCACGGCCATTCCTTTTTCCATTCCGATTTCTCTAACCCTTAACCTCATTGCCTCATAAGCATTGTTGTTTTCAAATCCGATAGCCTGGCAGCGGTGGTCTCGCTGAAACTGGATAATGTCTGCATAAAGCTTAGACGGAACCCTCCGTTTAATTTCGGCAGTGTGTACGTGCAATTTTGATTTTTCAACGCACCAGGCACCACCCAGAATTGCGGATGGGTCTGAGGTTTCACCTCTACCCATTGAAGGGTCAATGCCACCAAACTCCAGCCAATGGGACAGGATGTTTACGAAGTAAGTGATCGGTGAAAATACTTTGTCTTCGTCACTCCGTGGCTCGCCCTGCATTTCGGTACCGAATGCTTTGGCGTTTTTAGCTCGCTGACGCATCAACCAGTAAAGACTGCGGACTTGTGGCCAGGATATTTCTGATCCTTCGTCCATTTTCTTTTTGTTAGCCTGGTAAAACTTGAATGATGGCAGGTCCGCATCGGTCAGCACTTTTCCCTTTGCACTGGCTTCCTGCTCTGCAATCTTGTCTTTATTGAGCATCAGCTCCTGGCACTCCGCCCATAAATCCATGTGGGTTGGCAATTTAACAATCGCACGGAAGTGATGTACCAAATGGCCAATTGCAGCTTTGGCCTTGCTGATCGGGTCATTCTTGTTAAGTACAGTACCCACGCCCAGGAATTTAACGTTTCCTTCTGGTGGGCCAAGGTAATCAATCGCCTTTTCCAACCAGTCCCACCTGTTTTCACATTCTGTCGGGCTTTTAGCTTCCTTATCCGTGATCAAATCATCGCCCAGGAGCAACTTTGGTCGACCTGAGCCGTGGAAGGTACCGCGAATCGCCTGCTCGGCACCAAAGGCTTCACACTTAACCCCCGTCTTTGTGGTGAACTCACCAATCTTCCAGTTTTTGGTTACCCCGCAAACTTCCGGAAAATCCAATGCCAGAGCAGCATTAGAAGTCAGCTCGACCTTAACCACCTCCAACAGCTTGGTTGGCAATTTGGTTTCAGCACCGAGCATGATGATGTAGTCGACAAAGAAAGGGATGTCCTTTGTCCAGCCGATTTCATTGCGAACATCCGGGCGCTGCAATAATGCAATTACAGAAACAAATACAGGGCCAACCTTAGTCAGTATTGATGACTTAGCCTCGCCACGTGGTGCCACCCACCATTCCTTTGCCCCGGCCCACTGCATGAGAATTTGCGGCAACCGTTTAAAAACGTGCTTATGAAAAAGCGATGAAGGTGGCCGGATATGGTGCGGCAAATAGGTGTATGCAAAGAATTCAAAGTCACCATTCAGCACACGTTTACGGCGCTCCCTAATAGCTTCTTTGGATGGATCAAGCCCGATCTTGTGGGCTTCGATATCGCGGCGAGTTTCCGCTGCGAGCGCTGCGATCTCGGCTAAAAAATCCTTTTCGGAGGTGTTCGCTGCAGCCATTTAAAATACCTTGGCCAATTCTTCACCAAATGCACTCAAAATGTCCGCAAATGCAGCCTGGTGCTGTGGGTAATTCAATCTGATAAATTCAGCCTGGCGTTTCAACACATCACTGGCCACAGCCAGCTTGTCTGTTTCAGGCATCAACCTACGGCTGGCAGCGATCAGCTTGTTATACGCATCTGCGAGACTGGCCAACATATCGACCTTACTGGCTGGCGTCATATTTTCAGCTTCTTGGATGGTTTGAACAGTGACTTGGACTTGTTGCACTACAACGGCCAAGGTTTGACGCACTACATCCTCAATGCCGCCACCGGCAATCATTTGAGCGCTGCGAGCCTTTTCCCAGTCATCACCAGCGACCTTGTCATCGCGCTTCCATTTGCGTGCAGTGGCAAATGGTACCTCACTTTTTAGAGCCGCCATCTCCAGAGATAACTGGTCAAAAATGTAAGCCGCGCGGACAGCGCGGCGAGTTTCCTCACTATGTGCCATGTTTGGTTTCTCCAGGGCTTGGCCTCCGGATGCCAGGCGTTTGTGATTTACCCAGGGCAACATCAACGCCCCGCACAGTGATAAAAATAGCATCTAGTTCAATGCGCTCAACCAAGCCCATTTCAACAAGCCATGCAATTTCTGAATCAAACAAATCGCTGCTGCATACATAGCCGGTTCTCTCTACCTGGTCACGTAATGCGTGGCGATTAAGCGTATAACCACTAGCAAAATACAACGCTAATAAAATAGACAGTCGTCTGGCTGCAGCTACAGTTTCCTGGTAACTCATTTCCGCTCCATCAATGTTTCATGAATCAGATGCAGGGTATTAGTAGCGCCCTCAAACTTGCCTTCAAGCCGACTCACGCAGTCAGATACCTGGTTGATCTTGTCGTAAACTTTCCCGATATCGTCATGGGTGGGCGCTTTATCTGCTTTCACTTCTAGCCTGGCAATGCGTTCACCATGCATGTCAATTTTCGTATCGATATCGTTTTCCAACTTGCCGATCCTCTCATTTGTGACCGTGTCCTTTTTCGACATGTATACATAAAAAGCCAAGCCACCGGTGATCAGAAACTGAAACACCTGAAAGCCAAACT